ATTAAAAACAAAGTATTAGGATCGTCAATTACATTAGCAACAATATCAGAAGCAGTAATGCTACCAGGATAATGATTACTAAATGTTGGTTTCTTGGTTGTTGGATCAGTATAAAATACCCCATTAAATACACCAATTGGCTTCACAGTGGCTCCACCAGAAACATCATATCTTTCAATGTTTCCAGCACCAGTAGGCACAACTAAATCACCTTGAAATATAGCTGTACTTTCACCTGAAGCAATAGGATATTCATTTTGTTGGTTATTCCATGCGTGTCCACCAAGTGTTTTATATGGTCTAAGACCAAATTTTTCACTTACGTTTGCCATGTTTTACCTCCTTGTAAATATAGGCTATTGTTCAAAATACAGCAGTCGTCTTGTCTAAGACTTACGACCACCACCAAAAGTTACACGAGATTGTCTATCAATATTTATAGGCATCTCTGGTCGTTGTTCCCTTAGAATGTCGTTGTCAACGGCTTCTTGTTGAGTTTTTGTCTTACCTTGATAATATTTACTGCGTTGCTCGACTATTTCTTCAGGTATCCTCGCCAACACGAGTCCACCAACTCCTATCAACCCCTGATATTTACCATCGCTAATTACTGGATAATCGTGTTGTCCGATTTGACTTTTGATCTCTTCAGCTCTAACAAATTCCCAACCTTCTCTAAGTTTCTTTGATACATTACCTGTATCTTCTTGACCCATAGTTTCAGTTCTAATCCAACGATGTTTAAACCCTTTTGGTGCAGGGGGTGCATCTAGACTTGATGGTGGCATCCACTGTTTTTTTCTGGTCTCTCTCACTGTGGAGGTTCGTGAGTTTCTATTTAGTTTGTCCATAATGACTCCTATTTAACAAATTTGGCATATTCTTCCAAAGGCACTCCCAACTTTTTAGCTATTGCTACCTGTGACCGAGTGAGTTTCACAGTTCTGCGACCTTCTTGTTTTCTACCAGCCGATGCGACTGTTTGCGTAGGTCGTTTTTCTTGTTCAAATTTATTGGGAAAATATTCCCTCATTTTGTAATCTATTTCATTATAGTAGTCATCACTCTCTGGGTCAAACCCCTGTGCGACTAAATCTTCGTGAATTCCATAAGCTGCATTTGTAAGAACTTTATCTTTTCCAAACCAAGTATTTTTATCTGCCCAACTAGTAGCCTTTGATGAAGGCTCTTTTCTTTGTGGTTGTGGTTGTGGTTGTGGTTGTTCTGTTGTTTCAGGTTGAGTTTTTTTTGTTTCTTGCTCTTCTTTCTTTTTATCCTGTAATATACGAGCTTTTTCTTTTTCTACAGATAACCTTGCTAATAAATCATTTGCTTCCATTATTTTATCTGCATCATTATTTTGTATTGCGTTTTTTAAATTACTTTTTACTTGTTCTCTTTGAGCATCTATTCTTGCATCAAACTCTTTTAAATAATTATCATCAATTGTATTTAAAGTTGTTTCAGCTTTTTTATATTTATCTTGTATACCTTTAGCATAATCAAGAGCAGCTTTTTCTCTCCTCTCTGCCTCTCTATATCTTTTTGTAAGTTGGTCTATCCTTCGTTGCACACTAGAGGATATTTCATTTAAATTAGAAGGTTTCTCTTCAGTCTTTTTTTCATCTACAACTTTTGCTTCTGTATTTTTTTTATTAGGATCAGTATAACCTAAATCCACTTCTTCAAGTTGTGGTTTTTCCTCCTCTGTTTTTTGTTCTACTTTTAATTCTTTTTCTTCGTGAGCATCTTCACCAACAGAAATTGGTGTGTCTTCTCTATTAAGTTTTAATTGTTCTTGCATACTATCTCCTTAAAATAGTGCGAGGATGTCCTCTGGTTTTTTAATAGTTCCAATAATTTCATCATCGTTTAATATTCTGTGTTCGCCATATTTAGTTTTAAATCTTGCACCAGCATATCGACCATAAATTACAAACTGACCTTCTTTACACCAAGGTCCGTTTGGAAATCTATCTTTATCCTTATAACATAAGTCTCCCATTTTAATAACTAAACCAACAACAGTTGTCATCTCAATAGTTTCTTTTGTTTGATCAGATAGAATAATTCCTCCGTCAGTTTTTTTCTGTCCTGACCAAGGTCTTACTAATAATCTATATCCTACTGGGTTTGGTATTAATTCTAAATATTCTTCTGTTTGTTCCTTGCCTTTCGGAACAGCATCTTTTTCAGATGTTTTGTACTTTCTAGGCGTGATTAGTTTCATAGTTCCTCTCTATTCTGCAGGTTTTTTAATTCCTGTAGCAATGCTTCTAAAGCATTGAGTCTGCCTCTAGCATAGTGTAAAGTTTCTTGTGTGTCTACACCATATACGATATTATCTTTAGCGATTTCTATTTCTTTCTTTATAATATCTCTTATTGCTACTACCGTATCTATGTCATACATACTTCATTACCCCATACATCCCAACCTTTAGTTTCTCTTCTAGCGAATAATTCTATTCTGGGTAAGTCTCCACATAGTTGTATTATTTTATCTTTTACACAATCTGGTTTTCTACTATGTTCTTGTATTGGTTCATATACTATTTGATGTACTCCTCTTGATTGTCTCTCTATTGAACCTTTTTTTGCAATTAAACATAATTCTGCATTTGATCTTGTCCAGTAGCCTAATCCCCAAAAGGCATCAAACTTTTCTTCTTCAACAAAACTTAATTGATTTTTATTGTATTTTTTATTTGATTTAATCCAAACAAAACCACAAGTTGAATATTTAAAACCCCATTTTTTTATTACCTCAAAGCTATGATGTAGAGTAGGAAAAGTAACCCACATAAATAAAATACAATTATCATTACTTATTTGTTGCACTGGTAAATTACTAATCCAATTTATATCCTGACACTCATAATGATTGTCTGCACTTTTTTCTTTGCCTTTATCTGAGTAAGTTTCAAAAGACCAAGGTGGATCAGCGTATATAATATTGTATTTCTTATCTGGAAAAGATATCATAAAACCTTAGTTAAAAAATCATCGCTTTTCATAATGACTTCATCTGTAGTTTCAATCCAAACTTTAGCTCCACAGGACAATGGTTTATCTGGTTTATACATAACTTTACAAGAACCTTTTACCTCTACTTCATCAACGTAATAATTATTTTTAGAAGTTTTAACAGTAATAACTGGTTCATTAACTTTATTTTTTTTATTACTTCTAATTTTATGTTGATTAATATGTATACGCTTGATCATTTTTTTGTATCTGTTTTTTTGTACTTGTCAAAACTGCGTAATCCTGAAATTCCTAACATTCCAAAAAGCAAAGGCATCATGACCGTCATGTCAGCTTGTGGTATATCTACACCAAAACCTGCCATAATCGGTGAGACCATATAGTTAATAGCTAGAGATAGTCCACAAATCCAGCCGATGAGGGGTCTCCACGATGATTGAAACCAGTTGCCTTTCGCTTCTGCTTTATTAACTTCTATTTGTTGAAGTGCCAACTGTTGTGCGTGTTTTTCTGCCATAGTGGCTATATCGTGGCTCAACTTTTGTTGTAAGTCTTTATCTTTAACAAACTTTCCTATCAACTTTGTTGCAGGTCCTATTAAACTAAGTAATGCCATTATGTACTCCTTTTAAATATTAACTTTCTTTCGCCTTCTTTTACTCTCTCAAATCCTAATTTTTTTAAAGACCAATCTATAGTTTTTGTATTATAGGTTTTATGGTCATCTAAAATAATTAAACTTTCATTTTCCATATATCTCATAAAAAAATTTATCTCGTGATTAACTGCATTGGTAGTATGAGGTCCGTCTAAGTGTACGACTGAATAGGTATCTTTCATATACACTTGTCCATCAATACTTATGGGATAACCATTTTTCATCGTTTCAAAAAAATAAGTATCTGGAAATTCAAAGAAAGCAAACTCTTTATACTTTACTAAATCATACAGTGTTTCCACTTTCATATTATCTGTATAATCTGCTGTGTATGGAGGTCTATCATCGTAGTGTTGATAATTTAAATTGCCATAAGGATCAACAGCTATGTGCCTATAATATTCTGAACCTTTGTTGATAATAGCATCCATAATAGTTTTTGAACCTAGTCCTCTACGCAAACCTATTTCACAGGTTAATACTACAGGAGGTAGGTTTAACTTTGCTATTTCTTCTGTTATAAATTCGTATTCTGTTGAATCACCAGCTATCACTTAACACCAATAAATTTTTTGCCCTTTACTTGTATAGGTTTTACACCTTTAATATCACTACCTTGTACACCATTTTCTCGATAAGGACAACCTAAATCTGATAAGGCTCCTACTTTAAAAGGCAATGCAAATTTAACATTTACTCCTGTATCTTTTGGATTTTTGTACGCACCAACATTTAGTTTGCCTTTTAACAAATCCTTAGAGTAGTTTGCTGTTGTATTATATTTGTCTTTTCCAACTACTAAATCACCACCAAGAATATTAGTTCTTAATTTTACATTCTTAACTTTTTTCTTTTTAGTGTTGTAAGTAATTTTTACATCTGTTTCTGGTTGCACTCTTTTTTCATAAGATATTTCTCCACTAGAACGAAATTTTAGTCCTTTACCAACGTTTATTTCATTACCATTTTTCATTCCTTGAGGAGTAAGACCTTTTTCTGGTGGTAACGCTTTACTTCTTTTGTTCATTGTTTTTCTCCTTTGCTACTTTTAATTTTTCTTCTGCTATTCGTATTCTTTCCTCTGATGCTTCTTCTGCATCTTCTCGTTTCATTCTCTCTAAATCCATTTTCTCATTAAACTCACCCATTACTCTTTCTTCTTTATCTACGTGTTCTTGTATTTTACGTTGCATATCTAGTGCTCGTAAATCTATCTCTTGTTGTTTCAATTGTACCAGTGGGTCTTTCTTTTCTTCAGCACTTTCTAGTAGTTGTAACTCAGATGTTAATTGTGCGATTTTATCTGCTACCAAAGACTCTGTTATTACTAAAAATGCTTGTGGATTATCTTGCTGTAATTTTAAAGTTTCTGGTTTTCCTTGTAATTCTTGTATTATTAATGCTCTAGCCTTAAAAGATATGTGTTCTGATATATGAGCTTGTAATAATGCGTACACCATAGGATTGATTTGTACCATTCTACTTTTAATAAAAGCAGTATGAGCTATAATATGTGCATCGTGGTTTTGTTCTGGGTACGCTTTTGGTATTTCCATTCGTAAAGCCTCTGCATTTTCAATCGCAGGATCAAGTGGCGTGGGTATTCTCTCTGGTTTCAGTAATGTATCGATTTGTTTCGTGCCTAACGCTTCATATACCCTTCTATACGCCTCACGAACATTGTGTAATTGTGGGTTTGACTGTGCAATCTGCAATTGTGTCTGTGCTAACGTCACTCTTTGAGCCATTGAAAAAATATTTGGGTCTGCAACAGGAATTACATCGACTTCTGGTGAAAAATCTGCTAATTTTATCAGTCTATTACCACCATAAACAGCATATGGATAAATTGGTGGTAAATATGTACCAAAAACATCCGATAATAACCTAAATTCTTGTCTCATTGCGTAGTAACAACGCTTATGTATGGCACTCATTACCCTAGAACCACGTTCCAAGAGGGCAATAGTCGTTCCAACTGCTCTATTTTGTGCATCATTACCGATTGCGTTGTCTGTTATTGACGCAAAACGCTGTCCAGCTTGTACAACAAAACCTAAAAGTGAAAATAATGTGCTACTTGGCTCTTTAAATGGTAAAATTTGAAACTGATCCTTGATATTTCCACCAGGTGCATCAACATCTCTAAACTCACCAGGTTGAAAAGGTTGATCATCATCTCTGATTCGCATACCTCGTGACTTAAAACCAGCAGGTAAGTTACTTAATGTGCCAGCATCTAGTAATTGTCTTAAAGCAGCTGTAGCTGTTTTAGATAATCCACCAATCATATGGATCAAACCAAAGCCATAGAACCCTAAACCAGGTAAAAACTTGTAATGTACAAAAAATTCTTTTCTCTGAAATAACGGATCGTTCATATCGTAGTTACGATAAATAGATAGCACCTCTTGTGAACCTTCATCAATCGTTACAATGTAAGGTATCTTCACATTCTTATCTGCATTTTCAATTGCATACTCTTCTAAATCTAAATCAACGTGCATCTCTAATACATTAAACTGATAATCTTTTTCTCCGTTTGGTGTAACTCCTTCAATAGAATCATATTTATCTTGCACTTCACTATCTTCTGTTCGTG